ATGGCTGGTTTTTCACCTTTAAAATTAAAATATAATAACAAAACAATGGGGGAATGGGAAACAATTGTCATTTTAGAGGAACAATTGTTGAAAAAATCAAAAAAGACAATTATTTTAAAGGGAATTGTGTTATATTGGGTGCGTATATCCAATTATGGAAGAGAATTTGCAGTTTTGAAAGTTTATGAAATTAACAAAATAATATTATTGAACATAAATAAAGACCCATAGAAGCGCGTGTAAGAGTGTCCTACCACAATTACACCGTTCCTTAACCCAGCCTTAGGAAACACTTGCCTCGTATGAGTCCATCTTAGTATATCACATTTACGCAATGTTCCTTATTGAAAAAATTGTTAGGATGGAAAATTTATGTTCGGAGAAGGGGGAAGTAAGTTTGTGAAGGAGTTAAAAGAAAGGACGATAAAAAATTCTAAAAAACATCTACAAAAAGAATTTAAGTACAATTTGATGAAAGAACTAATGAAGAAGATAAAGCAAGATATGGATGATAAAGGATTTAAGATTCGTCCATTAGCAAAGAAAGTAGGTGTGGATCGTTCTGTTATTACTGACGGAATTGTAACTGGTAAAACAGCTGAAATGAAATTAGACACATTTATGAAAATTATGGATGTTGTCTATGAAAATTTAGAAGAACGGCAAGAAGTGATACGGAAATTTATTAAACTTTCTCGAAATGATCTTAATATTCGTAAATCTTTGGTTTATTGTCAAGGTACTGGTGAGTATGATGTAATAGCAGATTTGGTGAAAATACATCAAGGAGATCGTTTATTAAATAAATATATTCGAGTGTATGAGTTATTCAACAAACGTAATCAAAACATAAAAAAAGGACAACCATTAATCGAAGAGATGGATGAACAGTTATTCTCAAGTGATGCAGAACTCCAAGTAGTAATCAATATATTATACGCTTTGTCTATGCATGACACCTTCAATATAAGAGCGATGAATCCGTATATGGATAAGGTGGAAAAAAATCTAATTGAGGTTCATGATAAATTTATAAACAATTGGTTAACAATGTTTTTCGATGAAAGGATGGCATATGTTAATTTGTTTGATGATAATTTAGAATTATGTCGTCAAAAATGTGAAAAGTTACTAAAAGAGGCTAATAATGTCCCACTAATTTATACGACTAGTATGTGTTGCATTGGCGAAAGTTATATGTTTGATGACAAATTCCTTGCTGAGAAGTGGATTTCGGATAGTATTGCTTACCTAGATAAACATGGAGTATCTCGCGAAAGCAGAAAGTATAAAGCTTTTAATACTACGCTAAATTACTTATATATCGAATTTGGTTTTAATTTAGACAAAATTAATTTCGATTACATTGATACTTCAGAATTAGGTTACTATATAGGATTGTATGAAGATAAGGAAAAAGGGTTAGAAATGATATATAATTTAGTTAAAGAACGTGGTAGTTCACCGTTTACTGATTACTACATCGCTAGGATAAATGAAGATTTAGAGGGCTTGGAAAAGGCTCTTATACGCTTTGAGCGGGTTGCAAACTACCATTATGCTAAAGCGGTACGACGTACAATTCAATTGTTAAAAAATAAGCAGGAAGAGGTCGAGAGAGTATGAGAAAAGTTGGTATACTATTGTTAAGTGTTGTCGGTGCGTTCGCACTAGTATTAAACACAGGGGTATTGGAGAAAGACCAAGCTGTTAGTAAGCAAACAAATAACGAATATGTACAATATATGAGTTCAGAACCCGGAGGGTCTTGAGTTTAATAGGAATAAATGGGAGACGTTGCCAAATGGCGACGTCTTTCGTGCTTTCTAGGCCTGGTTGATTATATGTACATGTCCAAAAAAACAACCGTAAATTTTTACCAATATAAAAAGGAGGGGTTTTGATGCTAAAAACAGTAGGAGTAGATGTTAAAGAAAAAATAAGTGAGTTAGTTGAACTTGCATATAAAGGAAATCAAGAAGCGATTGAGAAATTAATCAAAATAAAAAAAGAACTTGGTGGAAATTAATCTGCCAAGTTCTTTTTTTATAAATCATTAATCATGTTTATAATTTTTTCTCGTTTATCCGCAGGGAGCTGATTGATACGTTTCATAATATCTTCAACATCATCTATTATTTTTTTTGATGTTTCTTTATCAAAAGTTTTATGCTTTGAAAGCCCCATAATATAATCAGCAGAAACGTTTGTAACACGAGCGATATTTTCTACGGTCTCCCTACTAGGTTCGCGTTTATTTGATTCATATAGCGAAATCATTGTGTAGTTTACACCGACAGCATCTGCAAGTTCATTTTGTTTCATTTTTAAAGATTTACGAACCTCTTTTATACGACTACCCATAGTTTCAGACATTATTAAACCTCCTTTTAACTTTACGTTTATTTCTCTCTTTGTTATATATAATGTACAATAAAACTTTGCTTAAAGACAAGTTTTTTTATTTTTTTTTAGAAAAATACTTTGCAACAAGCAAATTTAATTGTACAATGTGTTTAACAAAAGAAAAATAAAGAGAAAAAGATAAACAAATACTTTGCAACAAGCAAATTTTATTATTAAATACTTTGCTTGTAGCAAAATTTTAGGGAGGTATATAGTGTGGATAATAAAAAAGACTTATCTGCTCGAGAAGCAAAAAAGGCTTACATGCGAGCCTGGAGAGCAGCTAATAAAGAAAAGGTTAAAGCAACTCAGGAACGATATTGGAAGAAAGTGGCGCAGAAAATGAATATGAAAGAAAGTGAAATTAAGAATGATTACAATCGCAATTGGTATCAGAAAAATAAAGATAAAAGAAATGATTACATGCGAGATTATTACCAAAAGAAAAAACAAAATTCTTAAGGTAACTGAAAGAAGGTGATAACAAAATGATAGAGGAAAGCAAGTTTTCATTAATGATAGTTGCAATCTTGATTTGTATAGTCTCTTTAGCAGTTTGTTTTTTGGATGAGCCAATTGAAAAGTTTATAAAGGATGATGATAGAGATGTATAAAAACCTATTTATTGTTCGAAGAGAACATCGTATGACGCAAGAGGATGCTGGGAAGTTAGTAAACATATGCCAGCAAACGTATTACCTAAAGGAAAAAGGAAAACGTGATTTTACTCTTACAGAAGCAAAATTACTCGCACAACATTTTAAGACAACAGTAGACGACCTATTTGCGAAGTAACTGGAGGGGAATTTTAATGAAAAACGGTAAAAAATTGACAAAGCGTGAAAAAATGCACCTTAAATCATACAAATTGAATCCTGAAAGCTGGTTAATCTTTAAGAAGGTAGATGGCGAATTACATTTAGTTCATCGTCACACAAACTCAATACGAGTCATTCCAAGTGCATAGGGTGGTGGACTGGACAAGCATTATTAAAATTTAGGAGGGCTTTACATGGATGGATTAACAGTAGCAAACGAACTGGTATTTGCAAGTAATGGTGAGGTAGTAACAGATAGTTTGACAATTGCTGAGATGTTTGGAAAGGAGCACAAAAATATAAAACGAGATATCTTAGAAACAATTTCGAAATTAGCAAGTCTACAACATAATGCTGAAGTGGATGAACTAGGTATTAATTTTAATACGCTCAAATTTGAGCCCATTGAATATCGAGATAACCGCAATCGAATACAAGAAAAATACATTTTAAACTTCGATGCGTTTATGCTCGTAACTATGAGTTATACAACGCAAAAAGCAATGTTGCTAAAGGTAAAATACATCAATGAGTTTAACCGTATGAAAAACTATATTCAGAGCCAGCAACAAGTTCCTACAGATCCAATGAGTATCTTAAAGCTTACTTTTGAAGCGCTAGAAGGGCAAAAGCAAGAACTCCAGCACATCAAATCAGATGTCAAAGATTTAAGAGAAAATGCTCCGTTATTCGCTGTAGAATGCGATGAAATATCAAATGCAGTCAAGCGTCATGGCGTTGCGCTATTAGGTGGTAAACAGTCTAATGCGTACCAGCATGCGGGGATTAGAGGTAAAGTCTACCGTGATATCTATAAGCAGCTGTATCGTGAATTTGGAGTAACAAGCCATAAAGCAATTAAACGTGGTCATTTAGCACTCGCAACAAAGATTGTTGGAGAGTATACGTTACCTATTGTGCTGAGTGAGAAAATTAATATAGTAAACTCTCAAATTAAGTTTTCTGAGATGTAGAGCAAGCCGAAAGGGGGAGATAACCATGATGGAAGAAAGTATTGTATCACTATGTATTGTTGGGTTTGGCATCTGTGGGCTTTTATTTGCTGTTTATGCTCTAGATAAACCAATCAAAGAATTTACAAAAGATGTGGAATGAATTTGAGGGGAGAAAGCGCTATGACGTTATCAGTTTTAAAGAAAGATGTAAAGAAAAAACAAATACTAGATGAATTCTTGCAGCATTGTGAAAAGAAGCAAATAGAGGCAATTCAAAAGAATGATCCATTGTTACTTTGTACTTGGATTAAAGAAGCAAGATTGGCTCGAAGGGAGCTTATAGCGCTATATCGTGAGAAAGAAAAACATGATACCCAACTTGAACGGGATCGTAAAAGCATTCTAGGGATTGTGGAACATTTAAAAAGTAGAGGTATTAATGCTTCAACTGTAGGGAGGGCACATCATAGTACGCTTTCTGAGGAGTGCTATTAAAAGTGAAAAAGCCCTATAGAATAGGACTTCTTCTGTACATAGGTCATACTACTTGAAGTGCACTGACATTCATCATAAATAGTATATCAGATATATTCTGAATTATCTTCATGTAAATGCTTCCAAAATGACGAAAAGACCTATAATAAGGTCTTCTCATCGGCAATATCAGTCTAGAACAGTATACCTAACAGGAGTGAGTTAAGTAACCGGAATGCTTTTATAGTATAGCAAACTATTATATCTAAAAACAAGAAGGGATGGTAAAAGAAAATGACAGCAGAAGAATTATTTAAAGAAAAACAATATTTAGTAATTGCGGCAATCAAGCAACAATTTGGAAGTATCGCAAGAGCTGGACAGATTGCAGAAATAAACAATATGGATTTGGAGGATTTAATTCAAGTTGGCCATCTGTATTTATGGGAGCATTGTGTGAATTATGATCCAGAGAGAGTAGATACATTCAATGCATACGTGATGAAAGGTATGAAATGGGCAATGAGTGATGAGCTTCACTTGAAAGGAACGCCTTTTAAGATAAGCAGACGAGTTGGTCATGAGGAACGAAATAAAATGAATATTCATTCGATTGATTTACATCGAGATGAGGAAACAGTAAACGAATTCTACGCAGTTTCTCCAATTGATGTGGAAGAAGAAGTAATGTTATCTATTGAATTTGAAGAAGTAACAAGTGTACTTGAAGAAAAAGAAAAGTCAATTATACTGCACGTTGGTGAGGGGTATACCACAGAAGAAATTGCTATCAAATTAGAGATGAAAAAATCTACTGTTCATACAAGAAAGACACGGGCATTTTTAAAGATGAATCCAGATTATAAGCCACTAAAACAAAAATCCTTTTTCTTAGGGAAAAGAATGATAAAGAGAAACCACCAGTTGGGGCTGGTGATTTAATAGAAACATATATGTTGTCCATAGTAACACATGTTGTCCACGAGATGCAAAAAAAGACCTGTTATAGCAGGTCAAAAGTCAGGGTATTTCGTGAAAGAATACAACTTATTCATCATTCTAACAGGAAAAAGTGAAAAGTAAAAGATTGAAAATAAAAAAAATTAAATCTTTTTGTTGAGAAATATCAAATACCCTAGCAGTAAAGATATATTGAAAAAATGTTAGATAGAGAAGGGTGACGGGGATGAATACCAATGTAATAAAAGTCGCAAGAATAAACCTGCAAGGTAACACTTTAGACCAAGGTTGGTTTAAGTATCTTACTTTAGAAAATGGCAAGCCCTATATGGTTGCGATTACAATACTTAGCGAAATTTTTTATTGGTATAAACCAACTGAGATAAAGGATGAAAGAACAAATGAAATCCAATATAAACAAAAATTTAAAGCAGACAAACTGCAAAAAAGTTATCAACAATTGGCTGATTCATTTGGTTTTACCAAAAGACAAGTACAAGAAGCATGCAAAGACTTAGTAAAAAGAGAATTAATTGCAATTGAATTTCGTACGATCATAGTTAACGGAACGAGGCATAACAACGTTATGTATGTGGAACCAATTGTGAAGAACATCGAAAAAATTTCTATTTTATATCAAGACCCTATCACATCAGAAAGTGACACCCTCCCACATTCTAATGAGAGAGACTCCCACATTAAAACGAAGGAGGCTCTCACATTGAAACGTGGGACAAATACAAAGATTACTACAGAGATTACTACAAATAAAAAGACTTCTTGTCACAAGTTTGAAACTTGCGACATGGAGCATGCCAAATTGTTATTTCAGTTAATTTTAGAAACCAATTCAGAACATAAAGAACCGAACTTCGAGAAGTGGGCCAATGAATTTCGCTTAATTCGTGAAAGAGACAAGAAAACAAATCAACAAATTGTGTATCTCTTGGAATGGTCCCAGAATCATTCCTTCTGGAAAAAGAATATATTGTCACCTAGTAAGTTGAGAAAGCAATGGGACAGGCTGGTGATTGAAGCCAAAGAAGAACACGAGGTGAAGAAAAATGAGCAGATTCGCAAGCATAGCGGAAGTCATGGCAGATTTGCAAAAGAGGGCTATGAAAAACTGCCAGAGCCGACAAGAACGTGGAGAGAGCTTACAGAAAAAGAACGAGAGGAATCACAACAAGAATATGAAAATAACATTGAATGGCTCGGAGAAGACGCTTAATGATACCTGTCCGTTATGCAGTGGAACGGGAATAATCTTAAATGGATGGACAGGTAAAATGTGTGATTGTCAAAAGAAACAATCTGAAATAGCAAGGTTGAAAAATGCAATGATACCAGAAGAATTTGAAGAAGCACGTTTTAAAAATTATATTCGTCATACCGATATGCAAAAGAAAATGTTTAACAGCATGATGGAATACTTAAAAAAGTTTAATGAAATCAGGGATACGAAGCGCAATAGCTTTGGATATATCGCTACATATGGCGAGGCAAGATTAAAAGCTTTATCCATCGATGAACGAGTTGAAAAAATGAAACTTCACAACAATTACGGATTAGGTAAAACACATCTACAAATAGCAGCTGCTAGATGGATCATACAAAATGTTCAAACTGTAAATAAAGACATTGTAAATGCACAACCGAGAGGGTGCAGAGTAGTTTGTATAAGTGATGTCACTTTTATGACAGAGATTATGTCGGCAAAGCGTGATGATAAAAAGGAGTACTTTGAAAAGCTTCATACCGTCGTAGATTATGCGGATGTGCTGGTTTGGGATGATTTGGGTAAGAGCAAACATACAGAATCCCGTGAAGAAATGTATTACGAAATCATTAATGAGCGATATAAGCGTAAAGCGCCCATCATTTTTAGTTCAAATGAAGATGAATATACCTTACCTGAAAAAATTGGGTTTGCAGCTGCTGATAGATTGCTAGGGATGGCAAACGATTATTTGATTGAAGTCGAGGGAGAAAGCTATAGACGGTAAAAGAGAGAAATGAATCATTTTGCGGGAATGGAGTTGAGAGCATGGAACAATTAACTTTTGAAGACATCGTAGGAAACATGGACTATACAGCACATAGTACGGCTGCGAAGTTCCTCTCTAATCATTCAGTAACACCAACTTATGCAGTAGAATTTTTTGATCGGGATAAAAAGCAGAAGTTACGTTGGTTTGAAGTTAATACAGAGGGTGAAGCAAAAGAAATGGCCGAAGAAACATACGGGAGAATTCAAATTATAAAAGTATATGTGTCCAATCGAACGTTGAAAGAAATTATGGAGCTGGACTAAGGGCATTTTCATCCAGAAAGCACATGCATTTCCTAAAATGGACAAGCCTATGCAAAGGAGAACGAACATAGATGAAAAGAGAAATAGACATGAAAACAAACGGCATCTACATTGTGGTGGATGGGAAAATCAACTTTGAAGAACCCCCAAAGAGCGGCTACGGACAGCAAGTCTTATATTGGGTAAAGGGAAAAGTGTCTCATACACAAACAACGATTACGAAGAAGTTTAAATAAAACGAGGTGGGAAAATAATGAATATACAAGAAGCTACTAAGTTAGCGATGGAACAAAATAAATTTATTTCACGATTACACTTTATGAAGACCTTTAAGGTCAAGATTAAGCCAACAAATACGTATGAGTTGTGTGGAAATTATCCAATTTATCCTAACGAATTTAAACCGCGCAGGGCGTGGAATCCCTGCGCAGATGATTTAATTGCTGATGATTGGATAATTGTTGATTAGGATAACCATGATCTTGCTTCTTTTGCAAATTTGTATCCGGTTTTAAGAAAATTATTCTCTTCACAATATGCAATCCCTTGTGGAAGTAAGACAGTGTTATAGGCGACATTGTCTGCTGCATACACAGAGACTAAATCTTCATCTCGCAAACGATAGAGTGCTTTCGAAATAAAATCATCAGTCTCATTTTGGTACAACTCTTTAAATGTTTCAAAAGAGAACATATCTGTCCCATGGTTTTTATACTCAGTTACCATGTATTTTAGTAGTTTTTCTGAAAGCTTAGTTATTTTCATTAATTACACCTCCCCTCTATGGGGAATTATATCAAGAAAATTACAATAAATGAGAATTTTATGGAGAATTTAGTCGGGAAGCAAGTCAAGCACGTGTAGATATAAAGTAAGACAAAATTTGAATTTTATTAAATATAGCTAAACCAATTGTTGGATTAGGACTTCTTGTAAGGATTGGAAATGAGGTCGTTTTTCCAGCGCCAGTTGGTCCTGGCAGTCCAGTTCCAACAAGGTTAACGACCTATAGAGGTAACAATAAGTTAATTCCTAAATAATGTATTACGCTTTGAATGTTATAAGAAAAGCGGAGGATGGATTAAATATCTTTAATACATAAGCGTTTGTAACTGTGGATCTTGTGATAAAAGGAGAATGGATATGGACAGAAAAATTACATTTAAAGCTAAGAAGGATATTTTTTGGGAGGACTGGGGGCATTTAAGATTGGTCTTTTCAAGAGGGAATGTATATCCAGGTATTCTTCATAAAGATGGAAGTGTTACAGCAGAGACACCTTATTTTGAAGGCATTTCTGATTACGTAGATATAGACTCTATAGAAATAATTTAAACCAAAGCGTTATTTTAATCGGAATGGCAGGTAATTGACCAAATCACCTGCCAAGTGCCTAAACAGTCCGGAGGGGTAAAGCTCCGTTTTGAAAGAGTGTAGCTGACTTGGAGATAGTATTTGTAATGTAAAAAAAGATTATTCGTAAAGGAGAATGAAAAATGAATACAATCACTATTAAATTTGGCCAAGGTACAGAAGCTTGGAAGGATATGCAAGAAGTTGTTAAGGTACTACATGGTAAAGGATATATCGCTCAGCCTTATGAGGACATTGGAACAGTTAAATTAACTAAGGAAATCAATGACGAGTTAGTAGATAAGAAAAGGCAATTCAATTGTGATCTTTGTTTTCAAAACAAGATTATTGAGGAGAAATCAATTTATCAATTCGATGAAGATGGTGACATTGTAGCATGTGTAGAATGTGAGAAAAAGGCATTTGAACAATTAGGAAATCAAACAAAATAGTTATTTGAATAGAAAGGGCGAATAAAAATGAGATATCAATTTAGAGTTTGGAATGTAATGAGTAAAAAAATGATGGGATGGGGAGAGATTTTTGATTTACCTGCATGGGAGATCTTCCCCGGAACTCCGGAACAACGAGCGTTTAATGTAATGCAATACACAGGCTTAAAAGATAAGAACGGAAAGGAAATTTACGAAGGTGATAGTGATGGGTTTTACATTGTGAAAAACGGAGAATTTCCAGTTAGATGTCACGAAACAGGTGAGATTATCGATAGAGCGCACGGTTGGTATTTAGATCCGATAGATAAATCAACGGAGCCTTCTAGTTGGGAAATACCTTTGAATGATTTCTATATAAACAGACTGGATGCATTTGATAAAAACATTTATGACAATCCAGAGCTACTAGAAAACTAAACAAAATTCTTATTTTGAAGCGTCAGGGAGGGTATTGGATTTGGATAAGTACCGAAAATTACATTTGATACTTAAAGATACAAATCAAAAGTTATTGGTGTATAGCCAAGAAAGTTTTAATTCCATTATGGATTATTTGAATGAAGATAAATTTATTATGTTATTCGAGCTAGAAAATAATTTGTATCTTCCTTGTGCAATAAATACAGCAGATATTATTGCTATTTCAAGAGTTGAAGATTAAAACAAAATCTTTATTTTAAACTAAAGAGCGCCTTGTAAAGCACCCCTAATACCTAATCATAATGAAAATAATGAGCTCATATAGGGAGGTATTTATAACAATCATGGATCATCATGTTCCAGCTTAGATTTCTCGGCTGGAGGAATAAAATGCTCACGAACAAAGTTTTGATAAATCATACCGCTTATAAATGTAATATAAAACACTACACACAAAAAGATTAAAATATATTTAAATAACTTCTTCAAATTAGCACCACCCTAAAAGAGAGTTTTCATAGGATGTGTAAAAAAAGGTACGCTTATACAAGGGCGGAGCGGTTAGCAAGAATAAAATAAAATCGTTATTTGAATAAGGACGGTGAAAAATGAGTTTACTACAAACATTATTAGAAACAATTAATCAAGAATGGTCTAGTCAAAGTACGGATGTATTTGGAGAAGTTGATAACGTTCTATCGATAGCATATATTGCTCCTGTTTTAGCAAAATACATTGAAAGTGAAGGTGATAAGGTCCCAACGGAATTTGAGCCTAATAAATTTAACTCTGATAAAGAGGGTAATTATTACACGGTAGAAATCAAAGTTTGTACAGATCAAGATACATTGATTGAATTTTATTATGAGTAATACGAAGTCTGGAAGAGAACAAAAGGCTATTTGATCAATTATTTTACAAATAAAAAGAGCACATTAATATATGTGCTCTAGGTAAAGGTCTTTAAAAGAGGAGTTTTAAAGAATTTAAATTGACAATATAATATATGCTTGTCTTTAAAAAGTGTGACTGAAATAAAACCTTCATTTTAGAAAAAAGGGGAGTTGGAACGTGAGCCCAAAAGTGTACGCCGTTTATAAAGGTGAATCACTAATATGTATTGGAACTGTACAGGAGTGCGCTCAACATTTGGGAGTGCTTCCTAAGACAGTATATTATTACAAGTCATCATCTTATAAAAAAAGAGTGGCTATTAGAAAGAACGCTCGTAATTATTTAACTGTTATAGCCTTAGAAGAAGATTAACATAAAAATTTCATTTGGGTGGAAGTGAGGTGTAGGGGATGGAATTAGTTTTTTGGATGGTTATCTTCATTGTACTGGGCCAAATTGTTTGTACAAAGATGGATTTAAAAGACTTAAAAAAACGTTTAGATACTTATAAGGAAATGCTGGATATGCAAAACGAAAAGATTGATGACTTATGGAGATATATTAATAAGCGTTAATTAGTAGAAAATATTTAAAAAGAAGGACCCACATTGAGGGGGTGGGTCCTTTTAATGAAGCCAAGCATATATACTAAGCATATAGAGATTAACTATATATTACCAAAAACAGATTGAGATTTCTATGTGTTAATTGTTGAGAAATATTTTTTAAAAGTTTCATTTTTTAGAAAATCAACAAAATAAAACGAGCACTTGTGCCAGAGTGCCCGTTTTATAAGATGACATCATTTATTATGTTATGTTTGTGAGTCATGAACAATTAAATGAGTCGAAAAGTAAGGTTCGAAATAGTTTATGTACCTGTTAATAAATAGGTGCTTGTACTAAAAAGAAGTGAAAAAATACAAGGGAGGATTATTTGAGTTCAGGCTTATCGCCCATGTATAGTATGTGCTATGCATGAAAGGATATTCAGATTTGCAAAAAATAAAAAGAGCACCTTCGAACAGTGCTCTTTCCCGGAAGTGTATATTGCATGGACTTGCAAGAGGTTTTTAAGGAATAAAATGAATAAGCTCGCTCCTGAAAGGAAGAAGCCATACAATAACATATGAAAACGTCGTCGCAGGAGTGACAATGAAAGTATTTAAAACGCAACAAAATGATTTTCTTAAGTGGTATTTGAATGTTTTTTTGTAATTTCATAGCGAAAAATATTTTATCAGAATTGGTAGGATGCACAAATTTACTGTCGAATTGATACATGAACTAGAAGGAGGGAGACAGTATATGCTATATCATTTGATAAAATTAGGGGAAGCATTAGAATCTGAAGTAAAGCAATCTGAGGGTAGATTATATTTTGATTCAGTTAATTTTGGAGTTTGGGTGTCAAAAAGTATTTTGTATATCGAAAAGTATCATAAAGATTCTTTTATAGTAAATCAAATGAAGCAAAGTTATAAAGAAATAGATTATACAAATAATTATACATTTTACAAATTGATGTTAAGTACATTGAAAGTAATACAAGAAGAGGAAAATGAAGAAAAAGAGGAGGCTAAAGCATAATTTATAATCAATTGAAGGGAAAATCATAAGGTTATCATATAAGTTTTGAGTAGAAGAATGGAATAAAGTCCGGCTAGAAAACTAGAGGACACCAATTCATTAAAGCAGCAATTCAAGCTGTTTTAGGAATCGGTGTCCTTTTTATTTTGAGAAGGGAGATGGGGAGATGAAGGTGTTGAGAGATCAATTAAGTGAATGGAAAAGCAATCAAACAAAAAAGAAAACTAAGAAAAAAACGAAAAGAGAAGTTAAGCACTCGTAAAATTGAGGATTTAATGGAGGGGCATAGACCTTGTTATGAACGAAGATATGGAGCAATAAGAGAAAAGTAATTTAAAAATAAAAAGGAGTGGTCTGGAATGACTAAGCAATTATCTTTCTTACCAAAAATTGATAGAGCAGCAACACAAGAGAAATTAGAGGGCATTCTTGAAAGTGTACGTATATATAAGCAATTTGGAATGATGCGTAAGGAAATGAAAGTCACTCCTTCTTATGAAAAGAGAGAGCATGGTCCTACACATGCAGTTGGCAAACCGTTAGAAGATGTAGCAATCTCTAATATCCAACAAAGCAAACGTGAGGAATGGTTAGAGAAAACGGCATTTCGAGTTGAACAAGCATTAAGTCGATTCGGAAACAGTACAGCTGGAAAAAATCAGAGGGACATTATAGTGAAACGATATTTAGAAGACGAAGATGTATGCGATTATATGGTGTATAACGAAATTGGCATGAGTGAACGTACGTATCGACGTGTGAAAGCTAGAGCGTTTTATAAATTGGCCTTTGCTCTTAGATTAGAAGTATATGAAACTGAAGAAACTGGAGGGAATGAATCATGAATTTTGTCCAGCCCATACGTGATCCAGAGCAAATACAACAAATCAAAGAATACTTAAAAGAAAAGAATGCACGTAACTATATTTTGTTTGTAATGGGAATCAATACAGGGTTACGCATAAGCGACATTCTAAAACTGAAGGTAGGAGATGTACAAGGAAGTCACATCTCAATGCGTGAAATCAAGACAGGGAAGCAAAAACGTATTCAAATTACACCATCTTTAAAAAGAGAGCTGAAATGGTTCAACGAAGGAAGAGAAGTCGAAGAATATTTATTAAAGAGTAGGAAAGGGAAAAATCGTCCTATTGGCCGTAGTATGGCATATAAAATATTAAAAAGTACAGCTGCGGAGTTTGGATTGGATGAAATCGGTACACATACACTCAGAAAGACCTATGGGTATCATATGTATATGCAGACGAAGAATATAGCTTTGTTAATGGAGATATTTAACCATTCAAGCGAAAAAGTAACATTACGGTATATAGGAGTAAACCAAGATGCAATGGATAAAGCAATGAGCAGATTTAAAATCTAATCATTGCTTTTTCTTTTTATATTTCTACTAATTACCCATAAATTTCGTACTGTGTAATTGAGAAAAGGAAGTCTTATCAAAACAGTGATAACAAGGGATGTAGCGTTTTGGTGAATGACACACAATTAAACATATGGGTAATTCATTTGCTGGAATCATAGTATGAAATAATGAATACAAATAAATGTAGAACATAAGGGGAGGAAATCTAATTCATGTTAAATGAAGAATTATTAGAAGCGCTAATTAAATATCGAAAGTTTAACGGGAAAAATCCTGATATCTTACAAGTAAATCCAAGGTATTTTAGAAGCCTTCTAGAAGAATTGAATTATCCAGAGTGGCTTATTAAAAAGAAAGAAGCAGAAACAGGAACGAAAAAAAGTTTATTAGGAGTGGCAGTTGAGCTAACAGATACAGTAGAAAAATTTAAACTATGAAAAAAGTTGGCAGAGTCGTGACCGCTTTTTGGCAGGAAATGTGCCGGTTGTTTTGGAATTATCGTGTTATATTTGTATTGTGAGAAGTGGCGGAAAACACAACTCATAAAATTTCTTTATAATATATGTTGTTTAAACGGTTTCATAATGACGGCACATAAAATCCGAAACCAGCAGATGGTCTTGATTGAGTGGTACTGTTGGTAAGAAAGAGCATCCATTTGAGATGCTCTTTTTTGTATTAAGAAGCAAACCAAACAACTAGCAGTATGAGAAAAATGAAAAGAAATAACAACCAGCTTGCAATCTTCATAAAGCACTTCCTTTAGAAATGGTATGTGTTAAAAGTGCAATTAATTTAATATAAATGTTAAAAATAAGTATACAGTATTAGGGCAGTCATTTTATGAGGTAAGGGTGGTAATTAGGATGAGTGGCTATTCTAAACTTATTTTATCCAATGGGAATGAATATATTGTGCCAATTCACCCGAGTATTTTAATTGAGAAGGAACTTACAAATAAGAATGGGGAGATTTATAATAAGTTTATTCTTGTTCCACAAATAGATACAGAAACAGGGAGTAAGATGCAATTTAATTTAAATCCTCAGCATATAGTAACAATTGAAGAATTTAGCATAAGAAGACAAAAGACCGTTCCTTCCGTATTTAGAGTGGAAACAAATAATGAAAGATTGAAGGGAAAGCATCCATAGCGGTTGCTTTTTTTATTTCGGAGGAGGATGAAGGATGGAATCTATAACAAAAATAATTGCTAATTTAGAAAGAAGTGTTAACGGTTTACAAAGAGATAATGATGGTATGAAACAAGCATTACTTAATGTTTCAACGAGTGTAGAAGCATTGAATAGAAAAGTCAATATGTTAGAAGAAACGTTAGCAACGAAAGCAGATATAATTCATGTTCAACGATTAATCAAACAATCTGGGGAGGATTCACAAAATGGCTAATAACAAATTAATTATTGAAGTAACTGCGGATACAACTGAAGCATTAGAAGGGATTAAGGAAGTAACAGAAGCTGCTAATGAATGTGCATCTGCATTAGAGGATTTGGATAAGGTTATGGGTAGGTTTACAAATAAGAATGAACAAGAAGATATAAAGTTTGTCATGACTTTAGGTGAGAAAGTATTGGTTAAATCTATGATTGAACATACAGCTGATTCAATCCGAGTTCGGGTAATTAAAGGAGAAGAACTTAGGAGTGAGAAAAAATGAAACTAACTAAACAAGAACAAGCGGTTGCAATTGGTACATTCATTTCAATGCTAGGACAAGACCTTGTAAATGAACGCATTGATAAACAGAAATTAGAAAATGTACTTCCTATCTTTAATGAAATGCAAGATAATACAACACCAAAGCAAAAGAGAGAAGCAATGATTAGTTTGCTTGGTAAAGCGGTGGATGAATTCTTAGAAAAATAGCTATAAAAAAAGAAAAGCAACTCGCTTGGGGGGCGAATTACTTTTCCAAATGGCAATGTTAACTCTATTATAACAATTTGTATTTATTTGTAAATATATAATCGGAATATTCTTTTAAATGAGGTGAGGATAGATGCAAGTCTACTGTTCTAACTGTAATAAAGATTATGATATGCAACCACAAGTAGCACAGCTTTCTAATCGCATTGAGAAGTGTTACTTCACATGTCCTCATTGCGAACATGAGCATGTCGCTGCATATGTGAACGATAAGATTCGTAAGCATCAAGCGGATATAACTAAGTGTCATGAACGGATTAATAAAAAGAATCTAGCCATCGAGGATGAAATGAAACGATTGAGGAAGAGGATGGAAGGTGCCAAGTAAACCATTCAAGCCGTGCAAGTCATTAGGTTGCAATGAACTAACACGGGATAAGTATTGTGCTAAACATACCGAAAAAGAAAAAGAAACTGTAAGATATTACGACAAACATATTCGAAACAAAAGCTCACGTTCATTCTACAACTCAAGACTGTGGAAGGATATGCGTGAGCTTATTTATCGTAGAGATCATGGCCTATGTGTTCAATGTAGAAGCAAGGACATCATTAAGATAGGTGATGTAGTCGATCATATCATTCCTATTCGTGTTGATTGGTCGCAACGATTAGAACCGACTAATTTACAGACGCTTTGCCATGCTTGTCATAACAAGAAAACAAAAGAAGATGAGAAGAAAAACAAAAAATAATTCGAAAGAAAAAATTCATAAACACCCCCCACCATGAAAAAGCAAAAGGCGACTTCCTGGAGACCGCCGCCTAGCTTTCCGTGCAAAAAGTTCGTTTTATTCCATAAAAGGGGGTTCAGCCGAGGGAGGTGGCTCACATAGGAAGGAAAGCGAAGCCGATTCATTTGCATTTATTAGAAGGTAATACAAATCGATTGACAAAGGATGAAATCGAACAGCGATTAAAAGCTGAAAAACAGTTACAAGCAAAAAAAGACAAGGTAAAGCCACCAACGTGGTTAGATTCAGTTGCAAAGAAAGAGTTTAGGAGAATTGCTGGTGAATTATTGGAGCTAGACGTAATCACGAACATAGATGTGAATGCATTGGCAACGTATTGTGATGCTTATTCTGACTATGTTGAATGCACCAAAATTATCCGACAAGAAGGACTTCTTGTTGAATATACCAATAAGGCAGCTGAAACAAATAAAGTTCCACATCCACTACTTACAAAGAAAAAACAATTGCATGAACAAATGAAGGCTTTGGCTGTTGAGTTTGGTCTTACACCAAGTGCAAGAGCGAAAATTGTCATTCCAAATAGTAAACAAGGTCCGAAAACAAACGTAGAGAAGGAGTTTGACGTATAACATGATCAGACAATGGATGTTGGACTACTGTGATGATGTATTACATGGTGAAGTTGTTGCTTGTCAGAAGCATAAACAAGCTTGTAAACGATTTTTAAGAGATATTGAGCGTGAAGGTTCTGAAGACTTTCCATATGTTTTTAAAGAAGAAAAAGCGCTTCGTTTCTTAAAGTGGATGTCTCTTTTTAAACATACAAAAGGAAAGTTAGCAGGTCAGAGAATTGAACCACATTCGATACAAATTTTTGTGTTTAGCAATATTTATGGGTGGGTTCATCGTAATACGGGATTACGTCGATTTAAAAAGGCGTATTGGCAAGTCGGACGTAAAAATGCTAAATCCCAATCGTTAGCGTGCGTGGGTTCATATGAAGCGATGGCCTTTGGTGAAAATATGTCGGAAGTATATGTTGGTGCCACAAAAACAGAGCAAAGTAAAATTGTTTGGAACGAAATTAAAGCGCAAATGAATGGGTGCGAAGACCTAAAAGAAAAATTCAATATTGCGTATGGGAAAATCGAACATCTCAAAACAGATTCTTTTATTTCCGCGCTCTCAAAAGATGCGGGGAAATCTGGTGATGGACTGAATGTTCAGTGCGGGATTATCGATGAGTATCATGCCCACCCTACTTCTGAAATTTATGATGTTCTGGTTTCAGGTTCGGGCGCTCGTCCGAATCCACTCATGATGATTATAACGACAGCTGGTTTCAATTTGAGTCATCCTTGCTATCGTGTGGAGTATCAATATGTTTCTAAGATTTTGGACCCTAATATTGATATTGAAAACGAAGAATACTTTGTCATGATTAATGAGTTAGATAAAGATGATGAGATTACGAATCCAGAAGTGTGGGAGAAAGCAAACCCAATCCTATGTAGTTATGAAGAAGGACGTACTTTCTTAAAGGGAGAACTTCAATCAGCCCTTGATGTACCTGAGAAAATGCGTAATTATCTCACGAAAAACATGAATAGATGGGTAGATATGAAAGAAAATGGCTACATGGATATGCAAAAATGGAAAGATTGCAAAGAAACGGTGGAATTATCAGAATTAAAAGGGTTGGAATGCACAGTAGGTGTCGATTTATCAGCAAAAATTGACTTAACAAGTATTTCATTTGAATTTAAAAAGGATGATAAGTATATCGTAATTAGTCATAGCTTTATGCCCGAAGATACGTTAGCTGAAAAGAGAAAAACGGATAAAGTTCCTTATGATCTGTGGGTACAACAAAAATGGATCACAACAACACCTGGTGCAGTAGTTGATTACGAATATATTAAAACGCATATTAGAAATATGGAAAAAGACCATAAATTTAAGATTAAAGAAATATGTGCTGATCCTTGGAACGCAACACAATTTATGCAAGACATGGAGACAGAAGGGTATACCATGATAGAAATACGCCAAGGGATGGCAACTTTATCAGGCCCTACAAAGGATTTTCGTGAACAAGTGTATCAAAAGAATGTCATCCATAATAACAACCCTGTGCTGAACTGGGCAACTAGTAATGCTATAACAAAACAGGATGCTAACGAAAATATCATGTTGGACAAGTCGAAAACTACAGAAAGAATTGATCCGATAGCGGCTGTTATTAACTCGCATGTTCGATGCATGCTCAATTCTGGTGAGATGGACTTAAATTCCTATATATTAAGTCAAGATTTCTCATTTTAGGAGGAATTACATGCGATTCTTGTTGTTTTTTATAAGTATTTTAGAAGATATTCTATTGATTTCGGGGTTGTCCATTATTGTAGGGACGACTTTTTTTGTTAACCCGATTTATGGATGGTATCTGTTAGGGATTATTCTCACAATGTTGGGGGTGGTGATGATAAGAAGATAGAAAGGAGGTGAAACTTTTGATTTTTCGGCAGTTATTTAGAAATCAGGATACGACAGATTTAAAAAATCCTTCTCCTTGGTTTAAAAGTTTATTTGGATATCAAGCCGCAAGCGGTGAAAAGGTAACGGTTGAATCCTCTTTAGGTGTTCCGACGGTTTATCGATGTATTAATATCCTTGCAAATAGTGTTGCGATGCTTCCTTTTCAAACGTTTAAAAAGACAGCGAAGGGAAGGGAACGGGATAAGGCACATCAAGTATCGTTTGTTTTGGAAAGACGCCCGAATCCTTACCAAAGCCCATTTAAATTTAAACATTTAATCGAAACACATCGAAATACATGGGGAAATGCCTACATCAATATTCATTGGGGTGTAGATGGAAGGCCAAAAGAGTTGTGGGTATTAAATCCAGCTGTTACAACGCCCACGGTGGACTTAAAGACCAATAAACTATGGTATTTTACGAGCTTGCCAGACGGTACACCTATAAAAATACCTGATGAAGACATAATCCATCTTACTACACTATCTACTGATGGTTTAAGGGGGAAACCTCCTATTCAAATTGCAAGAGAGTCTATAGGTAGCTCACAGGCGGCCCAAAAGTTTAAAGGTAAATTCTTTACAAACGGTGCAGCGCATAGCGGGATATTAAAAACAGAACAACCTTTAAATAAAGAGGCTAAAAATAAACTTCGTGATGCCTGGGAAGAAGCAAATACAGGGTTAAATAATGCGCAAAGAATAGCTATTTTAGATGCTGGACTAGAGTTTGAAAAGGTTGGAATGCCTTTGAAAGATGCTCAATTTATCGAAGGTATGAAGTTTGATAAAGGTGAGATTGCAAATATTTTTAATATTCCTTTGCACATGATTAATGAGTTAGATCGTGCTACTTTCTCCAATATTGAGCAACAAGCGTTGGATTTTATTCAAAATACATTGAGTCCAATTCTTATTCAATATGAAGAAGAGTTTTCTTATAAATCATTTTCGTTTCATGAACAAAAACGATATTACTTAAAGTTTAATTTAACAAGCTTATTACGTGCTGATTCTAAATCACGAGCAGAATTCTACAAAATTATGTTAGATGCTGGTGCATTTTCAATTAATCAGGTGCTGGAACTGGAGGATATGGACGGGATTGGGGAATACGGTGATAAACACCGTGTTGACTTAAACCATGTATCTATTGAAATCGCAGACGAATATCAATTGACAAAAGCAAATGGAGGAGTTTTACAGAAGGGAGATGAGGACGATTAAAGACGTATTTACAATTAAAAATCAAACAGATTCTTCAGCTGATCTATTCATTTATGGTGACATCATAAACAATACCGGATGGAAATGGGACGATTCCGATGTGATGCCGGATGATGTGAAAAATATTTTAGGGCAGTTGGATGATAAAAGTAATTTAAATATCTATGTAAATAGTGGTGGTGGTTCTGTATTCGCTGGTTTAGCTATTTATAACATGTTGAAACGTAATAAAGCGCAAAAAACTGTTTATGTGGACGGTGTTGCAGCTTCTATCGCTTCCGTAATCGCCTTGGCTGGTGATCGTGTTGTTGTCCCTTCTAATGCTTTTTTAATGGTCCATAAACCATGGACTGTAAGTAGAGGGAATGCAAATGTACTTCGTAAAATGGCAGAGGACTTGGATAATCTTGAGGCTGGAATTATGAATGTATACAAAGAAAACTTGAAAGAAGGCATCGAAATGGAAGTAATTCAGCAATTAGTAGATGCTGAGACCTGGTTAAGTGGTGAAGAAGCTGAAAAATACTTCAATATTGAAGTTGTGGAAGCAAAAGAAGTCGCAGCTTGTAGTAGTGATTACTTTGATAAATATCAGAAAACACCTAGTAAAGTAGTAGCAAAAGCTCCTTCTATTCCAAAGAAAGACAATAATGAACAATTAAAAATTCAAAACGCACTAGACCTGTTAGAGCTATAGGTCTATTTTTTGTGCCAAAACAAGGAGGAAATACGGAATGGATAAACGTGAACAAGAGTTACGCCAAAAAGTTGCAGATTTGAAAGCGAAAGCGGAAGAGTTTAATAACAGCGGTAAATATGAAGATGCAAAAGCGAAAATTGAAGAAGCGAAAAACGCGAAAAATGAATTAGATAACTATCTAGCAATGATGCAAATTCAAGTTTCTGACCCTGTAAATTCACAAGCAAGGGTTTTGCCTCCATCATCAGTTAAAAATGAAGATTCATCGTATAAAGAAGTGTTTATGAAAGCTATACGTGGTCAAAATTTAAGTCATGAAGAAGCAAGCGTTATGCAGGAATACAAAGCAGCATTATCTGAGAATACAGGTAAAGACGGCGGTTATATTGTTCCAGAAGATATTACGACAACGATTAATCAATTAAAACAAACGGTTGATAACTTAGAGCAATATGTAAATGTGCAACCTGTTTCAACGAATAAGGGCGCTCGCACATTAGAAAAACGTGCAGCATCTACACCTTTCGCTCCATTATCTGAGTATGGAAACCCAAATGCAATGCAAGAAATTGCTTCGCCACAATTTGATCGTTTACCGTATGTTATTGAGGATTATGCAGGATTTCTACCTGTACCAAATGATTTATTAAATGATACGGATCAAGCGCTAGAAGCTTATTTACGTCAGTGGATTGCGAAGAAATCTATTGCAACTCGTAATTATTTAATTTTACAAGAAATCAACAAATTAACAAAAGTTGATTTAAAGGATTATAAAGGCATTAAAACAGCGTTAAATGTCACATTAGACCCAGCTTTCTCGGCTGTAGCAAACATTATTACAAACCAAGATGGATTCAATTATTTAGATCAATTAGAAGATAAAGATGGCCGTCCACTTCTTCAACCAGATCCAACAAATCCAACACGTAAGCTATTATCAGGAAAGCCCGTTATTGTTTTATCCAATAAGACAATTGCTACAGATAAAGATGGTAAAGCACCATTTATTGTTGGGGACCTAAAAGAAGCAGTTGTGTTATGGGATAGACAGCAGTTATCGCTTGATATGACAAAAGAGGGTGGAAGTGCTTGGAGAGGTAATACAACAGAATTCCGAGCAATTGAACGTGAAGACGTTACGTTATGGGATACAGAAGCGGTTGTATATGGCCAAATTACAGTTACAGCTAAAGCTTAATGATGTAGGAGGGGTTCTTCTTGGTACTAACATTAGAAGAAGCAAAAAAGTATCTTCGTGTGGATGGTGATGAAGAGGACAATCTCATTACATCTTTCGTAATAGCAGCTGAAATATATATTAAAAATGCTACAAGTAAAAATGTAGATTTGAAGAGCGAGCTTGCTAAATTAGCAGCTCGTATTTTAATTGCTCATTGGCATGAAAATCGTGAAGCAGTTGGAAAGGCTGAACAATTAGCATTTAGTTTGCAGTCGATATTAGTTCAGTTGCAATATTGTGGTGGTGATTCAAGTGAATCCAGGTAAATTAGATAAACGTCTTACATTTCAAGTGAAAGACGAGGAAGCAAAGAGCCCGGACGGTGATCCAATAGAAGGTTACAAGGATTCCTTTACTGTATGGGGCTCTTTTATTTTTTTAAAGGGAAGAAAATATTTTGAAGCAGCGGCAGCTAATAGCGAAATTCAAGGTGAAACAGAAATCCGATATCGTGCTGATGTGAATGCTGATATGAAGATTAAATATAAGAACGTAATTTATGACATTGTTTCAGTTATTCCAACTGAAAAACACACTTTATCAATCATGTGGAAGCGTGGTGGAATGAATGGCTGATGGTGTTGATTTTTTAGGTTTTGATCGCCTGATATCTGAATTAGAGCAAATGGGTTTACGTGGAGAAAAGATTGAGGATAAAGCCCTTGCAGCAGGTGGTGAGCCTATTCGAAAAGCTATTTCTGAAATAGCCCCAAGGAGTGATAGCCCTAAAAAAGCAACAAAAAGCGAACCGTGGCGAACAGGACAACATTTGGCTGATAATATACGGGTTACAAAAGCAAAAATGGAGGGCGGCATAAAAACAATCAAAATTGGTATAGATAAAGCGGATCGTTCCCCCTATTTCTATGGAAAGTTCTTAGAATGGGGAACTTCTAAAATGCCAGCAGAGCCATTTATAGAACCTGGATTTAATTCTTCAAAAGAAGCGGCAATTCGTGCTATGACAGACATCTTGAAGAATGAAATGAGGTTGAATGTATGATAAATTTACGACCTGAAATCGTGCAAGCTCTTGAAAATAATCAGGAGCTTGTTTTTTTATTGGGTGGAAAACGTGTTTATTATCGTAAAGCTAAAAATGCTGAAGAGTTTCCGCGTATTACGTTTTTTGAACTAGACAATAGACCAGATGGATTTTCGGATAATGAAGAAAGTGAAAGTGAAATCACATTTCAAATCGATATTTGGTCAAAAGGTAGTACAACAGCAATCCATCAAAAAGTAAATGAAATCATGAAAAGTATTGGTTTCTCACGTTATGCGGTTGCTGATTTATATGAAGATGATACACAAATTTTTCATTACGCGATGCGATTCGCAAAAGGAGTGGAGTTATAGATGGCCGGAGAAGTGATTAAAATTAGTTCAACTGTCGGTGTAGATAGCCTTGTTTATGCCAAGTTATTGAAAGATGATGCAACAGGTGTTGACTATAGTGCAGTGAAAGAAATGGAAGGCGCTGTAAAGATTAAAACTTCTAAAAAGGTAGCTTCGGAGATTATGTGGAGCGATAATAAAAAATCAGAAATTGCTGAGTCTGATGGGGAAGTAGAAGTAGAGATTGAACTTCGTAGTATTTCATTATCAACCAAAGCAGATATTGAAGGGTATCCAGAAGTGAAAGACGGTGTGTTAGATGAGAGACGCGAAGGTGAAAAGCCTTATTTAGCAATCGGATGGCGTTTCTTAAAGGCTAATGGAAAATATCGATATGTTTGGTTATTAAAAGGGAAGCTTTCACAAGAGGAAGAAGAAGGCGAAACGAAGAAGGATAAGCCTAACTTCCAAACAACCAAACTCAAAGGTTCATTTATTGAGCGTGATTTTGACGATAGGCCCAAATTTACGGCAGATGCTGATGAACCTACATTTACAAAAGCTGTGGGAGATAATTGGTTTAAAAAGGTGTATGAGAAGCCTGTAGTACAACCACCAGCAGGAAAGTAGGAGGGAGCAAAAGCTCTCTCTTTTTATTAACTACGAGGAGGAATAGCTATGAAACTAACTTTACAAATTGATGGGGAAAAGAAAACTTTTCATTTACCGGAATTCATTCCAGCTCGTTTAATCCGTCAGGCGCCTGAGCTTGCTGATATTCCAAACAATCCAGGTCCTGAGGATATGGATAAAATGGTCCAATATGTAGTAAAAGTTTACGGTGAACAATTTACATTAGATCAATATTGGGACGGCGTGGATGCTCGTAAATTTTTATCTACAACTTCAGACGTAATTAATGCAATTATCAATGCAACTGTGGATGCGGCTGGTGGTACACCAGCAACTGGAGAAGAAACAAACCCAAACGTGTAGAGGGAGGGGGGCTAACGTTCAGTGAGTTTATGGACGAACTCTACCTCTCTTTATTACGTCAGGGGTATAAACACCATCATATCGATAACGAAATGGATATCTGGCATTATTTAAGGCTAAACCAAAAATATCGTGAACAAGATCATTCAAATAGTGGAAATCAGAATTCAAATGAAATGGAAGTTCCAGCAGAAAACATTATCTAATAAGGGGGAAGATGATGGCGAATGAAATGAATAATTTAGTCGTTAGGCTGTCCCTTGATAATGTGAATTTTCGTCAAGGTATAGCCAATTCAGGTCGTGCGGTTAGGACATTACAGAATGAGCTGAAATCTGTAAGTACAGGAATGGGTGGCTTCGCAAATGCTAGTCAACAAACGCAAGCAAAAATGAATACACTCAGCAGGCTTATTGAGGCGCAAAAAGAAAAAGTTAGAGCTTTGCGACAAGCCTACGATCAAAATAAGGCTAAGTTAGGTGAAAATGATGCAGCAACCCAGCGATATGCTTCGCAAGTGAATAAAGCAGTTGCTGATTTAAATAGATTTGAAAATGAATTAAAGCAAGTAAACCGTCAAGCTGAACAAAAAGGGATGGATAAGTTAAACAACTCTTTAAAATCTCTACAGGCTGAATTTCAGTCTATTACAACAGGCATGGGCGGTTTTTCTAATGCGACAGAACAAACACGAGCTAAAGTAGATGTTTTATCTCGTATGGTAGATAAACAAAAAGAGAAGATCAGGGAACTTCAACAAGCCTATAATCGTGCCAAAACTGAAGAAGGTGAAGCAAGTCAGTCAGCACAGCGGTACGCCGAACAAATTCACCGGGCAACAGGTGAACTAAATCGATTTGAAAACGAATTACGTCAGTCGAACCATGAATTAGAACAACAAGGAAACCGTTTATTAAACTTTGGTAATCGTATGGAGACATTAGGTAATCATTTGCAAAATGCTGGTATGCAAATCGGTATGGTGTTTGGTGGAATGACTTACGCAATAGGTCGGGGGTTAAAATCAGCTGTAGAAGAATCCATGAATTTTGAGCAACAAATGGCCAATGTGAAAGCTGTGTCTGGCTCTACTGGAGAAGAAATGAAGAAATTAAGCGAATTAGCTGTCAACATGGGAGAAACAACAAAATACTCTAGTGTTCAAGCAGGACAAGGTATAGAGGAATTAATAAAAGCTGGAGTTAGTTTAACAGATATTATAAATGGCGGGTTAGAAGGTGCTCTTAACTTGGCGACAGCAGGAGAACTAGAATTAGGTGAAGCGGCGGAGATTGCATCCACAGCCTTAAATGCATTTAAAGCAGATCATCTTTCTGTTGCGGATGCAGCAAACATTTTATCTGGAGCGGCTAATGCTTCAGCAACAGATGTACGGGAGTTAAAATACGGTCTTTCAGCTTCATCAGCAGTAGCAGCAGGAGCTGGCATGACTTTTAAGGATACAGCTACTACGCTCGCGGTATTTGCTCAAAATGGTTTAAAAGGTTCTGATGCAGGTACGTCTTTAAAAACAATGCTTATGCGCTTAAATCCAACGACGAAAGAAGCGTATAACCAAATGAGGGATTTAGGATTAATTACTTATAATGCACAAGCTGGTTATGATTTTCTTGTTAAAAACGGTATACAACCAGCTTCAAGGAGCGTTGGTGATATTGAGCAAGCTTTAGAAGGCTATGTCATGAAAATAGAAGGTGCGAAAAAGTGGAATGACAAATGCGATACGACATTCCGTGAATTAGCTACAAGTTCAGCTTTCTTATCTTCAAAATTCTATGATCAACAGGGGCATATTCAAAGTCTAGAAAATATTTCAGGAACCCTTCATGAATCGATGAAAGATTTAACAGACCAGCAACGAAGTATGGCTTTGGAAACGTTATTCGGATCGGATGCTGTACGTGGTGCAACGATTCTTTTCAAAGAAGGTGCGAATGGGGTAAACAGCATGTGGGATGCGATGTCAAAAGTGACAGCAGCTGAGGTTGCAGCCACTAAGATTGATACATTAAAGGGACGTCTTACATTACTAGATTCAGCGTTTTCGACAATGAAAAAGACAATTGGTGATGCGCTTGCCCCTGTGGTTAGTGTTTTTGTAGCTGGTTTGCAAAAACTTGTAGATGGATTCAATGCTTTACCTGGTCCGGTACAAAAGGCCATTGCAATTACAGGTGGTATTGTTCTTGCGCTAACAGCGGTTGCTACTGTTATTGGAGTAATAATGGGGGCAATCGGTATGGTTGTTTCAGGTATTGGTTCTTTAGCAATAGCAATGGGTGTAGCTACAGCAGCTACTAGTGTAACGGGTGCAGTTTTAGGAATATTAACCGCAGTTTTAGGACCAGTAGCAATTGCTTTAGGTGTGGTAGCGGCCGCTGTTGGTGTTGGGGTATTAGCATATAAAGGGTATCAAAAAGCAACTGAAGAAAGTATTGCTTCTGTAGATCGCTTTGCTACAAATACAGAAGGGAAAGTAAGTTCTTCTACAAAGAAAGTTCTTGGTGAGTATTTCAAGCTGTCTGATGGCATTAGACAAAAGTTGACTGAAATTAGATTGAACCATGAAGTGATAACAGAAGAACAGTCGCAGAAGTTAATTGGCCAATATGACAAGTTAGGTAACACGATTATAGAAAAAACAAATGCAAGACAACAAAAAGAAGTTGAGGGACTTAAAAAGTTCTTTGCGGATTCTTATGTGTTAACCGCGGAAGAAGAAAATAAACGGATCGAACAAATGAATCAACACTATGAACAAGAAAAGTTAAAAACGCAAGAAAAAGAAAATAAAATCAAAGAAATTATACAAACGGCAGCAAATGAAAAGCGTGAATTCACTACATCTGAAAGGATTTCTTTACAAGCTTTACAGGACGAAATGGATATGACAGCTATCCAGCATATGTCTAAAAATCAAATGGAACAAAAAGTTATTTATGAGAATATGCGAGTACAAGCTAGTGAAATTACAGCTAGACAAGCAGCAGAAGTCGTTGAAAATAGTGCCAAAGCAAGAGATAAAGTTATTGAAGATGCGAAAAAGACTCGTGATGATAAAATAGCATATGCGATACGTCTACGGGATGAGTCAGGAACGCTTAATAAAGAAGAAGCGGATGCAGCTATTGCAGAAGCGAATCGTCAATATAATAGCACAGTCTCTACAGCAAAAGACAAGCATAGGGAAATCGTGGATGAAGCTAAAGCACAAGCTGGTGAACACGCAAATCAAGTAGATTGGGAAACTGGTCAAGTAAAGTCAAAATATCAGGTTATGAAAGATGACGTTGTTCGAAAAATGAAAGAAATGTGGTCAGATGTTACCAACAAATATGAGGATATGAAAACATCCGCAAACAGTAAGGTGGATGAAATAAAAAATACAGTTTCAAAGAAATTTGAAGAAAAGAAAAAAATTGTTACAGATAAAATGGAAGAAATAAAACGCGGCATTGAAGATAAGTGGAATACAGTTGAAAAATTTTTCAAATCTATAAATTTACGTTCCATTGGTAAGTCAATTATAGAAGGCCTTGAAAAAGGGTTAGATGATGCGACAGGTGGTTTATATAGTAAGGCGAAAAGCATAGCTGGAGAGATTAAAAATACAATTGCGGGAGCATTAGATATAAACAGTCCATCAAAAGTTATGATTCCTTTAGGAAGTGCCGTTCCAGAAGGTCTTGGTGTTGGTATAGATAAAGGACAAGTATTTGTAGTAGACGCTGCGAAACGAGTTGTAGGTGCCTTGAATTATCAAATGAGCAACATTGGATCAGCATTTTCAGGTATGGCATCCGATGGCTTACGTAAAATTTCGGAAAGTGATATATTCCAATTTAATGGGGATGATCCGCTATCGAAATATTTTAATGCTATCTTTGTAGACGGAGATTATCTAAATGATTGGCTTACACATATACCAGAAAGTATGCATGACGTTGTGAAAGAAATTGGCCTTCAAATGGAACGATTTGAAGGTCTTTCAATCAATGAGGTTAGAAGCTTCCCTAGATGGAGAGAAGTTTTATCAGATAATCCAGGAGAAGTTTGGTATAGACCACTAGAATCATCTGAGCAACGTAGTTATGCGAATCAAATTGAAAAAGAACTAAATCTCACTTTGAATATGACCAATGTTTTAGATGGAAAAGAGTTGGCAAATGGAAGTTACACTTATACTACAAAGCTTCAAGATCGTGAACAAAAAAGAAGAGCGGAATTTTAAGGGTGGTGAACATGTTGGGGAAACTCAGTTTTACTTTTAATAAGATTAGAAAAGATTATGTTCAAATGCTAGTTGGAAGAAAGCGCCCTTCATGGGCTCCGATAAAAAGAAGATTGGTAAGAGTCCCTCATCGTGCAGGGGCTCTTTTTCTTAATACCGAAACGGGTGAACGACGTATTGATGTTCCTCTTGTGATTAAAGCGAAAAAAGATATGGCTGATTTACAAAAGGTAAAAGAAGATTTGGCGGATTGGCTATATACAGAGCAACCAGCTGAACTTATTTTTGATGATGAGTTAGACAGGACTTATTTAGCATTAATTGATGGTTCTGTAGATTTGGACGAATTAGTGAATAGAGGTAAAGGGGTTATTACTTTTGTTTGTCCAATGCCATATAAATTAGGAAAACAAAATACTCATTCGTTCTCTCAAAATGGTTCTACTGAAGTCACTGCTTCTTTTGTCAATCAAGGGAATATAGAAGCACCTGCAATTATTGAAATCGAAGCACAGAAACCAAGTACATTTTTAGATGTGTGGTTTGGTGAGTATCCGTATAATCGAGATTACTTCAGAATTGGTTATCCTTTGAAAACAGAGCAATTACCCGTAGAAAGAAATCAAAGACTTATATGGGACGAAATGGCTACCACTGTAGGGTGGAGTAAAGTCAGTTCAATGGAAGATGGCAATCCGATTGGTGAAATGAAGTCAGATAAATATCAATTTTATTGTTCTGATTTTGGTACTAGTACGGGGAAAGGGTGGCACGGTGCGGCTGTTAAAAAGAATATCCCTGGGGGTCCAGTAGAAGATTTTATTATGCAAGCCTATGTTACATGTAAGAGTAAAAAAATTAATGAAATGGGCCGTGTTGAGATAGCGATACTTGATGAAAATAGCAAGGTTCTTTCCAAAATCGCTATGAATGATCTTTTTTGGCAAGCAGAGCAAAATTTCGGAACAATGGTAATTGGATATGATAATAAGCCAGGTAAAATAGGTTTGATTTATGAGAGTGGTGATTATCCGAATACATGGAATCAGTATTTTGGACGATTGTGGATAGCTAGAACGGGAAATGTGTGGGAGGCTTATATTTCGAAATTCCTTCCCGGGACGGAAAGAGATGATTCAGAACGATTTGCAAGGTGGACGGATGAAAAAAACGATCATATGGAAAAAGCAGCACAAATTCAGATTAGTATTATGCAATGGCAAGATGTACCACCAGTAGAAGCAATGACCGTTTCAGATTTAAAATTCTGGAAAGTGAATTTAAATACTCAAAATAATCCGCCTTACATTTTTGACACGGGAGACAAGATTATTATTGATACAGAAAAAAGTCTTGTAACCATTAACGGTAAAAATGCAATTAATTTAAAAGACATTTTTAGTAATTTTCCAGCTGTAATACGTGGGGAGAATCGTATTGATATCATGCCACCAGATGTGAAAGCAACTGTTCGTTATAGGGAGAGATACAGATGAGAACACCAAGCGGCATTTTGCATGTTGTGGATTTTAAAACAGATCAAATCGTTGCAGCTATTCAGCCGCAGGACTATTGGGATGATAAAAGGCAGTGGGAAATCAAAAACAATGTTGATATCTTGGATTTTACTGTTTTTGATGGAACACCTCATTCGGCTACTTTACAACAACAAAATCTTGTTTTAAAAGAAGTTCGTGACGGAAGAATTGTACCATATGTTATTAGAGAAACAGAAAAGAATTCAGACAACCGATCCATTACCACATATGCTTCAGGAGCTTGGGTTCAAATTGCTAAGTCAGGTATTATAAAACCGCAAAGAATAGAAGGGGAAACGGTAAACAAATATATTGATATGGCCCTAGTAGGCATGAAATGGAAACGTGGGAAAACGGATTATGCAGGATTCCATACGATGACCATTGATGAATTTATTGATCCACTAACATTTTTAAAGAAAATAGCTTCTTTATTCAAATTAGAAATTCAGTACCGTGTTGAGGTTCAAGGATCACAAATCATTGGATGGTATGTTGATATGATTCAAAGACGTGGTCGAGACACAGGCAAAGAAATAGAGCTCGGGAAAGATTTGATAGGCGTTACACGTATTGAACATTCAAGAGATATTTGTACAGCACTAGTTGGATTTGTGAAAGGTGAAGGCGACAATGTAATTACCATCGAAAGTATCAACAGGGGACTTCCGTATATTGTTGATAATGATGCATTTCAACGATGGAACGAACGTGGTAAGCATAAGTTTGGTTTTTATACGCCAGAAACAGAAGAGTTAAATATGACGCCAGAACGTTTAATGACGTTAATGGAAATAGAATTAAAAAAACGTGTTAATTCTTCCGTTTCGTATGAAGTAGAAGCACAATCGATTGGACGTATTTTCGGACTAGCACATGAACTAATTAACGAGGGTGATACTATCCGAATCAAAGATACAGGGTTCACACCTAAGTTATACCTTGAAGCGCGTGTAATTGCCGGTGATGAATCTTTTACGGATCCTACACAAGATAAATATGTGTTTGGTGATTATCGTGAAATTACGGATCCGAACGAGGAATTACGAAAGATTTACAATCGAATTCTTAGTAAATTCGGTGAAAAACAAGAAATGCTGGATCAGCTAGATAAATTGGTGAAAGAAGCGAATGAAACAGCAAGTAACGCTAAGAAAGAATCAGAAGCCGCGAAAACACTTGCCGAAAAGGTACAAGAGAATATTAAAAATAATACTGTTGAAATTATAGAAGCTAAGAATTCGCCAACAACAGGGCTTAAACCTAATAAAACGCTTTGGCGTGATATTAGTAACGGAAAGCCCGGCATTTTAAAAATATGGACAGGTACAGTTTGGGAATCGGTTGTACCAGATGTTGAATCAGTTAAGAAAGAAACACTTGAACAGGCTAATAAAAATATCGAGTCCACAAAAGCAGAATTAAACAAAAAGGTACAAGAAGCACAGAATCAAGCTACAGGACAATTCAATGAAGTACAGGAAGGTTTACAAGGTGTCAGTCGTACAATTTCTAATATCGAAAATAAACAAGGTGAAATCGATAAAAAAGTAACTAAGTTTGAACAGGATTCTAATGGATTTAAAACTTCTATTGAATCGTTAACAAAAAAAGATAATGATATCAGCAATAAATTAAATACAGTCGAACAAACTGTAGAAGGTACAAATAAGAATATTTCTGATGTGCAGCAAACAACAAGTGAGCTCAAGAAAACAACAACTGACATTAAAGAAGAAGCTGGGAAAATCAGTGAGAAGTTAACGAGTGTAGAAAAAAAGGTTAATAGTGATAAAGCTGGTGGACGTAACCTTTTATTAAAATCAAATGTTAAATATGAAAAAACAGACTATCTAATCAATCAATATTCTCTAACTGAAAATTTCTTTGCGAGTGAGGAATATACCTTTGTAATGAAAGGGAGTGTCCCGCAAGGTCAGAAATTTGGAATTTGGCAGAATGGTGGGTCTAGCAATGTTGGATATGCAACAAGTGTTTACGCGAATGGAATAACGTATGTAACCTTCAAAGCTGTTGCGGCTACAAGTGGAAATGAACGAAAGTTAAGCTTATATAATTATCCGAGTAGTAATACGAAATCTATTGTGGAATGGGTTGCCTTGTATAAAGGGAATAAACCGCAGGATTGGACAGCACCGCCTGAAGAGCAGGTAACAACGGATGAGTTCACCCAGAAAACAACTGAAATTACAAAAAGTGTGGATGGAATTAAAGAAACAATTACAAAAGTGGAAAATAATCAAAATGGGTTTGATAAACGTGTTGCTACTGTAGAAAAAGATGCAACTACTATTAAACAAAATGTCTCTTTCATACAAAATACGCAGACAGAACAAGGAAGACAATTACAAGAGGCGAAAGCTGGATGGGAAAATACTGCGAAAGCACTTCAAGGTAAAGTTGAGCTTAAACAAGTAGAGGATTATGTTGCGGGATTTAAGATTCCAGAGTTGAAGCAAACAGTTGATAAAAATAAACAAGATTTGTTGGGCGAATTAGCTAACAAACTTGCAACGGAACAATTTAATCAGAAAATGACTATGATCGACAACCGTTTCACTATAAATGAAGAGGGTATCAATGCCGCAGCAAAAAAGAAAGAAGTATACACAATAGAGCAAGCAAATGGGCAATTTGCCACATCATCTTATGTAAGAGATATGGAAACCCGTCTTCAGTTAACTGAAAAGGGCGTTAGTCTATCTGTAAAAGAAAATGATGTAATCGCAGCATTCAATATGAGTAAAGAAAACATTACCTTGAATGCGAACAGGATTAACTTAGTAGGTTTTATAACAGCAAATCATATTAAAGGAAAAGTTTTAGAAGGAGTAACACTTAAAACGAGTGGAAACAGATTTGTTGAAATAAATAAACAAGACATGAAGATTTTCGATTTAGATAAGCCACGTGGTTATATAGGATTTATGGAGACAAATGATGGAAGTATTCAACCTTCATTAGTCCTTGGTTCTGATAATAGAAAATACGCTGGTACAGGATCATTTTATATTTATCAAGTCATGCCGCGAATTAATGGAGTCGATCAACCTTCTAAAGCGTATGCAAAATTTGGGGTTTCTAAAGGAGAAAATGCAGAAGGAACTAATATTTGGTCAAATTATATTCAAATGCAGAATGACGGTGGACATCTGAGTGTATATTCAGATGGACAATTTCGTTTTCAAAACTTGAATGATATTATCTTTGAATCTGAAGGATGGGCTCCAGGATATGGTTACTTCTCTGTAACTACAACTGAACCACATATTTTTACAAATAACGCGGGGCAGTTTACTTTCAAAAGAAAAGGCAGTGACTATAAAATACATTTCGTAAACGGCGCCACCGATCATGATTTAATTATGGGTAATGCAATGATAAGGTCAAGTTTTGTACAAGGTTATAACAATGGCTTGCAGATTAAAGATATGATGGGTAAGGGATGGAAAGATATAGAATTAAGAACATTACGAGCGCAAGAGAATATTAGCGCTACAGGGCGTATGTGGGCGCAAGAATTTATCCCTAATTCTTCTCGTAAGCTTAAAACGGACATAGAAGACCTTCCATTCTCTGCTTTAGATAAAATCAACTCTGTAAACATCAAACAGTATCACTTTATAAGAGATGTTGAACGCTTCGAGTCAGGGGAGTCTATTACACTTCCAATTAATTACGGTATGATTGCGGAGGACTCTGACGATGTATTCACCACACCACAGAAAGACGCTGTAACACTTTATAGCTCGGTTGCAATTTCTATTCAATCAATACAAGAAGTTGACTTTAAAGTTAAAAATCTTCAATTTGACCACGGTATGTTGAAGCAGGAAGTTGACACTCTTAAAGAACAACTTGAAGCAGAAAAACTTGAGAAAGTTTCAATGAAAGCTGAAATTTATGAATTAAAGTTATTAGTACAACAATTAATAAATGAGGAACCAAAGCAGCCATAAGCTGTTTTTATTTTGCACAAAATAGGGCTTTTGTATAAAATTTTTCATGCATTCACTCAGAAAAGGTTTGTCTCATAGTATATAGAGATTGCCTTATTAAGATTTCAAAAAGGATGTGAATGTATGGAAGACATATATGTAAAAATCGAAAGCTTAAAAGCAGAGCAAAAAGAAATCATGCGAGATATTCGTAATTTAGAAACTCGTACAACGATAAACGAAAAAGATATTTCTACCATCAATCAGCAATTAGAAAAAATCAGTCTAAATACCACATGGATTTTACGAATTGTTATCAGTGCAATAGTCATGGCAATTCTAAGTTTGGTATTCAAAGGTGGGATTTAGATTGTTCATATAAAAGTATTTATGAAAGAGGGACAAGCGTCTCTCTTTTTTTATCTGAAAGAAGGAGGAAAGAATGTGGATCGTATCGATGTAGTAGCAAAAGTTTTTATTGCCACTTTTGGTGGATTTTGTGGGTATTTCTTGGGAGGATGGGATGCAACATTGAAAATCTTAGTGACAATGGCGGTTATTGATTATGTAACTGGCATGATAGCAGCAGGATATAACGGAGAATTAAAAAGTAAAGTTGGTTTCAAAGGCATCGCCAAAAAGGTGGTGCTTTTTCTTTTAGTTGGGGCAGCAGCGCAATTAGATGCAGCGTTAGGAAGTAATAGTGCAATCCGTGAAGCAACAATTTTTTTCTTCATGGGTAATGAGTTACTTTCACTTTTAGAGAATGCCGGAAGAATGGGCATTCCACTTCCGCAAGCTTTAACAAATGCAGTCGAGATTTTAGGTGGAAAACAAAAACAAGAAGAGAAAAAGGGAGATGTTCAATAATGGAAATTAGAAAAAATTAGTTGACCCAAGTAAATATGGTACAAAGTGTCCTTATACAATGAATCCAAAATTTATCACAGTTCACAATACGTATAATGATGCGCCAGCTGAGAATGAAATTGCTTATATGATACGAAATAATAATGAGGTGTCATTCCACATTGCAGTAGACGATAAAGAAGCTGTACAAGGCTTACCTTTAGAAAGGAATGCATGGGCTTGTGGAGATGGGAATGGTTCAGGAAACAGAAAGTCGATTAGTGTGGAGATTTGTTATTCTTTAAGCGGCGGGGATAGGTATTATAAAGCAGAAAATAATGCAGCTATTGTTGTAGCGCAAATCATGAAACAATACAACATTCCAATAAGTAAAGTTCGCACACACCAATCGTGGAGTGGAAAATACTGCCCGCATCGTATGTTAGCGGAAGGGCGTTGGAATTCTTTTATAGAAAGGGTGCAAAACGCATATAACGGTGGTGGGGATACAGGTTCTACAAAACCATCTAACAATGGTGTAGGTGTTATTACAATTACAGCGGATGTCTTACGCGTTCGTACAGGACCAGGAACAAATTATGGCATTGTAAAGAATGTGTATCGAGGGGAACGCTATCAATCTTGGGGCATTCAAAATGGCTGGTACAACGTTGGTGGAAATCAATGGGTTTCTGGGGAGTATGTGAGGTTTGAGGGATAGTTGATTGCACGGATGAAAAACTATGTGTATAGGAAGTAATAAGAAGTGCTCCTGACCAGGGCGCACTTCTGTAAAAAGGAGAAAAATCCAATGACAATTCATTCTATGTACAATAAGACGTAAATATACAAAAAAAAGAACATTCCTGGTTGGATGGGAGGAATGTTCTTTTGTGGTTTCTCTTGAACCACTTTATATGTATGCACCAGAATCATGTTATATGACTTCAGAAATAAAAAAAGCAATCCAGGTGGTGAGGCCGGAATGCTTTTTCTGTATATAGAAAGGTATCATGCTAGGAGCAATTTAATATATGCTTCTAAAGTGCATAATGTTCCATCGAAATAAAAAGACGCCTTCCCCAGTCGAAGGCGTCAAAAATGTGGTGATTCTCTAGATGCATAAATAATATATGCAATAATAATGAAAGATAGAACAGGGTCTTGACTGTAAAATGAATGTAATTTATATTTTAAATACGGTCTCTAATCTACCTATGTATAGTGAAAAATCTGTTTCTTTTTGGAGACGGATTTTTTGCGTTTCACCTAGAAATTTATACAAAAGAATAGTTTTATAAACAAAAATAAGAGCCGCATTTGACGGCTTTTTATTTTGAAATTCTTCTGTTGAAAAAGAAATATAATTTAGTAAATATGTATTGAAGCTCTTTTAGATTGATTTTTAAAGTGTAAGTTTTATATTCTTTATTTAAAGTCTCGCTGACATTTATAACATACTTATTAATTATCTGTACAGATAAGTTTCGATTAGCATTATTAACCACAGTGACAATTCTGTTTTCATCATCTTCTAGCATGGGCTCATATGTGTAAAATAAAGTATTATCATTCTGTAATCGACTCTGCTTTTTTAATGAATCATGCACACATTTTTTTACTAACTCTTCCATTTTGGTACATTCATCATAAGTCATATTAATTTCATTAATTTCTTGATTTTTAAAATATTCTTGAGTAATTTGAATTGATTTTTGTTCTGAATCAGCTTCTAACATTATTACTTGATAAGTATTTTTTTTGAATATACCTTTTCTATGCAATATGATCACCGCTAAATTTATATTTTTATAAATTTGAAATTCTTCTAACTTGTTTTTCTTTCTTCTTAAAATCCCTCTTATACTGTTTGAAGTCTTGTTTATAGGCTCTAAATTTCTCCCCAGTAGCAACGTTTTTAACTAAATATGTTGTACGCTTAAATTCTCTAATGTAATAGATGACTTATCCAACTAAAAGGGATATACACATTGTTGCTGGGATAGCTAAAATACAAAGAACGATAATGAGTGCAGAAATTTTATCTGATTTATAAACTCTTTTTAACACTATGCGTTTTCCAGAAGCAGCTTGCGCTTGTTGTAATTGTTGCATGCGTTGTAGCGATGCGACGGTATCATAACTCATGTGTTCAACCTCCTGTTTTAAGTTGTATTAAATTAATACATATTTATAGTATTTTATTTTGATATAACTACACTGTTTTTGTACATTTTGTCTACCTGTTCGTTATTATATCCATATGTCAGTGTCAATCTGTCATCTACAAACAAACAAGTGCCTACATTAAAACCTCGACACCCAGCCATAAATTTTGAAAGTTTAGGGATAAAACCAACTGCTTCAATATCCATTAAAATAAAACGTACTGGAATTGCTCTTTTATTTTGCTGTGCACCTTTTAATATATGACTCATAAATGAAAAGAGTTGTTTTCCCATATCTGGGACGAAATCTTCTTGTTGTTGATCATTTTCTGTATACGTGAAATAAACAATTATTTTACGCTTTAATAGTTGTAGTAAATCTTGTTTAGAATTTGAATGTAGTTCTGTATAAGGAAGCAATAAGATTTCATAACCCTGGTCATATTTTTGGGAAGATGTTTTTTGATACATGATTCCCTTGTAATCTAATACAGATATTGATTCCTCATCACATCCTATGATAAATTGTTCTACTTCAATTAATCCATTTTTAGGATCGTAATAATTTTCAATAATTCGATTTAATGTTTTGAATGGTGGTTGTTTTGACATTGTAAGTACTCCTGGTTATATTTTTTCTCTTGATGTTTTTCAGTGGCTAATTTTTCAGGTGTTCTCCTTCTAACCTTAATTTCTATCCCATAAATTTTTTCGTAAACTTCTTCAAAAACTTCTTCTATTTTTCGTTCCCCAAAAGTTTCTTTGATAGTGAAGCCTTTATATTTAATTATTTTATTCAAAAACCCTCACCTTCTTCAACCCAAATATCCTCTAATTTCATCTCTAACACCCTAGCTATTCGATATGCCACAGGTAAGGTAGGGAGTCCACCTTTTAATAAATTTGTCATTGCAGAATTGCTAATTTTCGCTTGTTTTGCAACGTGAGAGTATTTAATTCCCCTTTTATCTAATATTTGTTTCAATTCACTCTTCATAATTTACACCCCCACTTATAAATTTTCGCTTGTCTTTATTAATAATTTTCTATGGACAGGCAATAATCCTTCTTCTCGTTCATATACCTATATTACTGCCATACGGAAGCCCACGAAGAATTCTACTTGGACTTCCGTATGGCATTGTAGATATCAAGAGAGGAGAGGGTTACATGCGTTCTCAGTATAGTTACCTCAATGCAACGCCATATTTATATTCATCAAAAGAATTACGCCACATGTATAACGAGTCAAGATCCAGAAAAGAGACGGAATCTATTCTTACTCACATGAGGAACCATGAAGTATTTGATAACAAAGAGTACAAAGGGTATTTTAGTTTATCACAAGTTATTGAAGAAGATTTATATGGAGAAGAGGAAGATATATTGAATTGGCAAGATTTAATGGAGCGGTATCAAATTGTAGCTACTAAATCAGGGATTAAATTTCGTGAGAAAGAGGAACTGGTTGAGGAGGAATGGCTATGACACTTGCAGGAGAAGCAGTCATTATTTGGACGTCAACAGGTTTGTCTGTAATTGCGATGAGTGTGGCTGAAAAAATGGGGAAGAGTGTTCCACATTGGCTTCCACGTATAACCTTGTATACGACGCTTACAGGCTCGTTCTTATATCTTCTACGTTATGTTCTCGTTATGTTTCTATGAAGGAATACGCTGTGGAAGAGAGGGACAATAGACCCTGCAAGCAAAAATGTTCGTCCTGTTACCTTCCAAAAAAGTGCAATGATATCCTTATAGGATATCTAAAGGAGAAATGTTTATGCTGGAATTACTATTGGTTCCGACGACAGCTGTAACTATTGCATTCGTAAGTGATCGGTTTAAAAGTAAAATAGATGATAAAAAGAAGATACAAGTATTTTTTGAAGTGTCAGGAATTGCAATTAAAAAAGATGATAGGATTCATTATCCAACATTTAAGAAGCGAACTCATGATGATCGAAGTACAACATATGTGTATGAGTTGCCTGTTGGTATGCCGAGTAAAATCATTCGAAAGGTTGAAGATGTTGTAAGTGAAGGGTTAAATAAACCTGTTCGAATTCAGTATGACAATTATAAATTGAACATTCGTGTATTCGATCAAGAAATACCGAGGAAGTGGGAATGGTCAAAAAATTTAATTCAAGTTGGAAAATGGATTGTGCCAATCGGGCAAAGTTTAGAACAATTGATTTATCATGATTTTGATAAAACACCACATATGACATTAGGTGGTTTAACACGTATGGGAAAGACTGTATTCCTAAAGAATGTAATGACATCTCTTATTACTGCACAAGCAGAATATACGCACTTGTTTATTATTGATTTAAAAGGAGGATTAGAATTCGGACCATACCAAAATGTGAAGCAGGTTGAGTCGATTGCAGAAAACCCAATCGAAGCTTTTCAGTTATTGAACGTGGTTTTGAAAAAGATGGAAGAGAAAATACTTTTTATGAAAGAACATCATTATACCAACGTGGTAGAAACAAATATAAGAGAACGCTATTTTATTATCGTGGATGAAGGTGCAGAACTTTGTCCAGATAAGAGCATGAATAAAGAACAACAAAAGTTACTAGGAGCTTGTCAACAAATGCTTTCTCACATAGCGCGAATTGGTGGAGCATTAGGATTTCGATTGATATTTTGTACACAGTACCCTACTGGCGATACTTTACCACGTCAAGTGAAGCAAAACAGTGATGCAAAATTAGGATTTCGATTACCAACTCAAACAGCTTCTCAAGTTGTCATTGATGAAACTGGTCTGGAATCGATTGAAAGTATACCAGGGCGTGCGCTTTTTAAAACAGATCGATTAACAGAGATTCAAGTCCCTTATATCTCAAATGAGCAGATGTGGGACGTATTAAAACAATACGAGGTGAAAAAGGATGCATATACAGACACATATCAAAATGAATCGTCAGATGATGATTTTTACCTCGATTAGAAAATTAAAATTCGCTACCAGAAGACATTTGATGGCCATTCATGATATGGGAGGAATTCGGAATGCAAACCGGATTTTAAAAGACTTAACCCCATATGTAAACAGTACCGTTTATAAAAAAGAGCATGTATATTACCTCAATAAACAGGGACGTGCGCTATTCGATGATACAGAAAAGGTTGTGCCTACCATTCGATTAGCACACAGCCTCATGAGAAACGAAGCGTGGCTATATCTGTTTTGTCCTGAAGATTGGCAGATAGAAGCCCCTATACGTTATAAAGTACATGACAATAAGAGAACGATTATTCCAGACGTAAAGTACCGTGATAGCGATGGGATTCTAAATGCAGTCGAAATAGATCGCACACAAATGATGAATGTGAACAGTGAAAAAATGAATAAATATGGTGAATTCACTTTGTATTATAAAAACAAATATAACGGGAAAGTCCCTATTGTTCATTTTTTTACAATTACACCATATAGGCAAAATACACTAGAACAATTTGCTATGCAGCAAGGTGTATATGCAAAGGTATATGTGGTACCCGAAGTGTAAAAGAGAGCATCACATACCAAATTCGGGGTCAAAATAATATTTGTTCATCAAGTTGTTCACGATACCGTTGAAATAAGCGAACTTCCCCTTTTTCATCTTGACTCCATTTTTTACCTTCATCGCAAATTCTTTCATAGCTTGTACACCAATTTGTAGTTCTTGATCTTTGTCAAACGCCGTTTGCCCTGTTGTATGATTTATCACACGATTGCATTGTTTTACAACCTTCCAAAACTCTTGGATTGTTGTAGCTTTTGAGTAAAAAGCAGAAGTTAGGGAAGCAAAACGTTCTGGAACCCAATCAGCCACAAATTCAGCGCATTTAATGTTTTCTTTAGGTACAGTATTATTATCATCATTACCTTTACGTTTATTTATATCTTTACTCTTTTGTTTTAAGATTTTAGTATTTGTTTTAACGGTAGGACACTTCTTAGTCATTTCAGTAGGTTGCTTGTGGGACACTTCATATACAATTGGTTGGATAATAATTGCATTAGAAGTTTGACGCATATCTTTTTTTCGCTTCATAGCTATTTGCTTAATTATTCTTAAAGTCACAAGTTTCATCATTAAACGTTGTACAGTTTTATATGATACGCTCATTATCTCAGCTATTCTATTTTTACATAGGAAACTAACACCTATGTATTTGCAGCTATGACGCTTTAAAATTTCAAGTAATGCAATTAGTTTAGATTGTACATCCGCACGTTTAATAGACGTTTTAATTACATCTCTGTATACTCTAACCGTTTGATTTAATTCCTGTACATTTGAAAATGTTGATAAATTATGATAGGACTCTGGTTGAGCTAATACATCAATACGTTTTTTCAT